ACACAGCATTTTCTATAGCAGGGCGCGTCACTTCCATGGAAAATATCTGTGCATCCGATACTGCCGACATGTCCGATACAAAAACGGTCACCGATCTGAAGCTCCTCGCGTTTCTTATTCCGTATCTCTTCGTTGTATGCATATTTTTCAGTATCAATGGCATTATTCATGATCCGTACTCTGCCGTTTTTCATATTTGCCTTACCGTAGAGATATTCTCCTGCTTTTTTTCCGCATGCCATATAATCGGTAGAAGTCACTCTGGTGCAGAACTTAAAAAATGCATAGACCGGCTTCTTGATCCCTGTCGGGTATAACGCTAAATGGGAATGAGCGATCCGCACCTTAATTCCACAGAGTTTGCCTAAAAAAGAGGTCACAAACGACATTAAGGTCATATGGGAATGTACAATATTAATGTGGTTCTCTTTTAAGATCGTATAAACCTCTTTGCAGCTCTTTTTAAGGTTTTCCTTCTTTTTCGTTACCTCATAGACATGAAATCCGATATCCTCAAATTTCTTTTGAGCAATGCAGATTAATTTCAAATCCGTTTCCCGGCAGTTATGTACTGCCTTTTTGCCTGTTCTATGGTCCTTAGGGCAAAGATACACGGTCAATCCGTACTTCTCGGACATTTTGCGATTAGCTGTACCATGCATAACATGATGTTTTTCAAGTCCACCGGAAGGAAGTTGTATGTATATACCATTTTCTTCCGCTTCCAGGCGGCATAAAAAGCATTCTTTAGTGTTCTGTAATATGCTTGCGCTCATGTTCTCCTTTCTCCTCCCATAGTGGGAGGACTGCTGCCAGATTAATAGTTACTGTGATATATACTTAGATAAATAAGTATCATGTAGATAGTTTTGGAGTAAAATGCCACTCCAATTCTGATTTTATGCGGATTTGCGCCTTTTTGACCTTTTAAAATGTCGTCGGATTCTGGCATTCGTATAATTCCCGCTTAAGTTTTGCAATATGTCCTGTTACTTCTGTGAGGTTGTAAACTCTCATGTTCGTATTTTCTACGGTATTATTGGGGCTATAAGATATAATCGCCTCACGAAGCCATTCAAGTCTGTCAAGTTTCTCTTTGATTTGTTCTTCCTTATACCCTGACATATTCCGCCTCCATCTTTTTAAGCTCATGATCAATCCATTTGCTGAATTCATGTTCTTTTTCATCAGACCAGCTTATGTTGTGCATTCTGCTCACATTTAAGTACTGCTGCCATAATTCAGCATTTTTGACCTGTCTTCCATTAGATTTCACCCAGTTATTCTTAGCCCACTGTTGCGGCCATGCATTACGACATGAGTTAAGTACATGCTCATTAGATGTATTAATGCAGATATCGCACCCTTTGTTAAACCTCATAAGTGCGTGAACAATAGCTGTAAGTGCAAGCTGATTCTCTGTTGTATTTTCCAATGTTCCCTTACCGCTCCTGATGCACTCTTTGTCTTTGATACAGGCTTTTATCACATACATATAACTTGCATGTTTCTTTATTGCGGGTCCTCTAGCTGATATCCCTATGTATATGTTTACCTTTATCACTTTGTCGCCTCCTGAATTTTACTTCATAATACTTAAATCCTAATTCTGATGTTCCGCAGACTTCCGAACCTACTACCATGTAATATCCCTGGTCTTCCCATTTTCTGATAGTGTTCTTTCTTGTTTTACCAGCGAATGTTGAAGCATTTACAACTGTTTTAATAATTACCGGCTTTTTTAAGTTACGGGAAGAATTCCAGCGCTTGCCTATTCTCCCTCCTAATGCCTGTTCGGTTTTATTCGCATACTTTACAAAGTATTCTGCTATTCGTGTATAATCGTTGTCACTGTCAAGTGGCTTAATGTCAACATGTCCTTTTCGCCAGCATTTCTTTAAAATCTGCATATCGCATATATCCATAATCATATGAATATGGTGCGCACCTTTCTTTCCTACTTCCTTGACATATATATATTTTAGTGGTGCTATACCTTTGAACTCCTTGCGGAGATTTTTTAGCAGGTTGCGTATATCGTTATTCATTTCTTCCACAGTGGGCGGTCTTTTATCTTTCGCGTAAGTGAATGTAACAAGCATTCCTGTATCGTCCCGCCAATTCGTGTTCATAGACGCTGCCAGTTTTCTTGCCGCCGCCCTCTCGTTTATAAGCCTCTGCATCTCTGTTGTAGGCTTCTCTCTATTTTCTCTCTTTTCCCCCTTACAGTTATATCTAAGGGTGTGATATCTCCTTATCGTTACCACGCTACCTGCCACACATATCTCTTTTACATATGGCATATTAAAAATGTCTCTCCTGGTTCTTAAGTTAATTATTTCAATCAAGTTTTTATGCGGCTTTGACCGCATTTATTTTTTCTTTTAAAAAGCCATAATTTAATTGATTTTCTTGACTTTATTAATACAATAGAATATAATGTATTTAAGTCGTTACACGGCTTGTCTATCTTGGTTTGAGCTGCTCTCCGGCAGCTCTTTTTTATTCCGTTTTATCGTCCGTGACCTTATATTCTCTCCTGACATGAATTCTCTCGTCATTATCCAGATACACACTGTAAGTAACTCCCCCATCTTTAATGGTGAGCCTGTCAAATTCACTTTTCATAATAGGCCTTACTGAAGACTTCAATACTTCTCCTATATATTCACTATCCGCAACCTCAAGACATCTGGCTTCTGCTTTCCTTACGCGTCTTTCAGCATTCCACCATGCTCTTGAAGCTTCGCATTTACATATTTTCGTTGCTTCTTCATTAAGAAATGCGCTGAAATCCTCGTCCCTGCCTTCATATTCTTTCGCCACATCATCTTCAACAGTGACCATTCCCTGCTGCTGGCAATATAAGCAGTATCCTGTATATGTACTCTTTGTTCCCATTTCTCCAATCCTTTCTATATGTGTTAAAAATGCATTATTACCAAACTTTGCTTCCGTATATTCCGGTGTTTCATGAGGAACAATGACTTTGATGTTATAGACAGTGTTATAATTCACTACATTAACCGGAGTGACAGGATCATATGTAAAAGCCTCTATTGTCATTTCCACTAACAGACATGTACCTATCAGAAGTGGTATTATCTCTAATATTTTCTTCATGATTACCTCATTTGCAGTTCTTCCGTTTTTATGCTTCTTGCAAATTGCGCCGCTGCATTGTGCAGGCGCTTTTCTCTCTGTTCTCTTTCCTCCGGAGTCAATATAGGAGAGTGAACATTGACCACGCTGCCGTCCTCATATACGGTAGTATTTTTTAAAACATACTCCATGTGCCGTCTCCTTGATTCTTTAATACAATTTATTAATTACCTGAATGTCCTTATTACCACCAGTTCCCGGCGGCATCATAATGAAACCATGTTCCGGATTCGTATCTGATACACATAACTTCTTTACTTTCTGGCCACACTTCCTTAATCTCTCCATGTGGCCAGACTTCATATGCTTTCTTGTGTCTTTCAGACAGCCTTTTAGCAATCTCCAGAGCCTTCTCCGGATTCTTATATCTTTTCTTTTTCATTATGCAATCACCTTTTCTTTCTCCTTCTGCTGTCTTTCAGACATAACGACCATTCCCTCACCTACACCAAGAAGGTACAGCTTCTGGCTGTCTGGCAGTCTTGGAACAATTTCTGCTAAAGATTCAATTATCTGCTTCTCCTGTACTGTCAACATAAAATCACTTCCTTTCGTATACTTGTTGTATCCCCTCTGCTATAATGTTTTCACTGGGAACCGCCATTCCCTAGTACATATGAGAGGAGGATACATTATGGATAAAACTGCTATAGAAGAGGCTCTTAACCAATTTGTCAGCAATGCACACCCAAGCAACGCCAGTTCAAATGCTCCGGCTACTGTTGGGGATATCAATAGGCTAATCGAGGCAACCACAACTCTTGTTGTTAATATTCTTAACGCTCTCGATTAGTTTTAGTGGCTGGGGGCCTTTTTCGGGGGGGGCGGTCCCCTTCTCTT